GTCCCCCTTGGGGGACCTCTCGGCGTATTACTCACTATTTGCAGAGACCCATCATGACTAACCGAACACGTACCTTTGTCAACAGAATCGATCCAACTGGATCTTTTACTCGTTACCAGGGGATAATCGTGAACGGCCAATTCACAGGCACGTATCAAATCGTGTCTTCTGGAAGCCTTACTGGTGGAAAAGAAACCGACGTTATGACCGATGTTGTGACGCCCGATTACCGACGCAGGATTGCGAAGGGCGAGCTGATCATCAACCCCGGTTCACGAACGAAACGGTTCGTCGCTGCTTACCCCGGCCAGCTGACACAAGCAAAAGCGTCTGTAAATGATTATATAAAAATAGACGCCGATTACATGCTGCCATGTCTGGTTCAATATGGCGCCGTGCCCGCGACTGACGTTAGCTACTTGCCGACAGATATCGGTGTAGATACCGCCAAGTTGCGTAGTATTGCGGCCATAAACAGACCTGACCATAGCCTGATGGAGGACGTATTAACCATGAAGCAGAATATCGAAATGATGAAAGGGCCATTACAAGGGCTCGATCGTACATTAGAGACAATGCTGAAGGAAAAACGTTCCCTACTCAGGGTTGGTAAGGCTGTTGGTGATCTTTGGTTGAAGTATCGGTTTGCAGCTACCCCATTTGTCTACAGTTTGACTGAGCTTATGGAAGCTGCTATAATGACTTCCGATACCCTCCGCGCGGGGGTCCGCCTTCGCTCGAGGGGCTCTTATAGGACCGAATCGCTAGTTGACAATACCCAGACTCTGGGAACCGTTACTACGCGTACTACAGCCCGAAAAGAGCTTAGAGTTGCCGCAACCTGCTACTGGCGTGTGAAGCACGACGTGCCCACGAACTTTAGCAAAAAGCTGGGAATTCGCCTCCAAGATGTACCTGCGGGACTCTGGGCCGCTATGCCATATTCCTTCATGATCGATCGTGCCGTCAACGTGACGAACATGCTCGACGCATTAGTTAATATGGGCGACCCCAATTTAGTCATAGAAGGTGGGTGCGTGACGACAGTCTGTCGCACAGTCACCAACCAAGCATGCACTATATCTACGCCGGGATACTCCGAAAGCTTAACGGGGGCAACCATGGATTGGGTGTATGAAGATATAACCCGATCTCCGTGGTCTCCCTCCGTTGTCGACTGCCGACCTCCGTTGGATTTACTCAACTTGGTTAGCACGTCAACTAAGGTGCTTGACCTTGCTTTTCTGGTTCTCCAGAAAGCCAGGCTCGCGAACACTCATTCCTCAACCTAAGGGGTGGACAACATGTCCCTCAACAACGCCGCCGTCGTTACGGCACCAAGCGCTTTTGCGCCTACGGGTGGTACCACGCTCCAATTTGCGAGCATGGGCTCAGCTGCCTCTGGCAAGCTGACGCTTTACGTTCCTGCTGACACTGACCTTCGGGTCCGTCGTACTATGGATCTAACAGCGAAGCAACCTGCGATCTCCACAAACGCCCCAAATGGTTATACCCAGGCAAGAGCCGCGGCAGTTTTTAAGTTGCCGAAAGTCCTTGCCAACGGGAAAATTACCGTGGGCACGGCGCGAGTTGAACTCGCGTACGATGTGGAATTCACGACAGCTGAAATAAACCAGCTGAAACACGTGATTGCCCAGGCCGTCCTTGACAGCGATTTTGATGCTGTGTGGTCAGGCCTGAGTCTAGCTTAACGCTAGCGCAAATGCTTACACCAATATCTCAACTGGAGTTCTCCAATGAAGACCTACCCGAAAGCGAGAAGACATTCTTCTTTTAACCTTGACGTGTTTTCCAATGAAATCGCACGTCTATTGGATAGTGACCATGAAATCCAAACCATCAACCCCGGAGTCTGGAATATTCTGCGAGACGCCCAAAAAGCGGCCTTCAAGAAGAAATTCAGATCTCCCTCTAGTAAAGGCGAAGAAAGTCGCGCTGCTGCTCTTGACCTATTTTATAGTATCAATAGTCGCCTCGCTGGCTTCGACCTCGCCTTGCCTACAGAGCCAATTAATTACGGCTCTTCGGAATTGCCTTGTCTTAGGACTCGGCAGCTAGAGAAAGCCCGGCTTTTCATTTCGCAAATACTCGGCGAGTTCGACTCGAACGAGTTCTTTTCTGAGTGTAAGCACGGGCCCAACAGCTCTCTCGGCGTCAAGTTTAACGACTCCGGTAACTCGGCCAAGTGGAAATTCCCACTAACCGTGACAGAGGGCTGTGTAGGGTTGTTCGAGATCTACCTAAAATGGGACCACACATTGGTCCGTGCGCTTCAGGGCGCCAACCCGGACTGTAGCATTCCTGCTAACATTCGGGCCCATCTTAAAGTAGTTAATTGGTCACGTCTCACGACTGTACCCAAGAACGATTTAATCGACCGCACGATCGCCATTGAGCCCACGTTGAATATGTTTTTCCAACAGGGGCTAGGTAGCTATATTGCGTCTAAGTTAGTCGCTTTTGGTGTCGATATCTCCACTCAACAAGACTTGCATAAACATCTCGCTTGGGAGGCTTCGCTGACCAGGAAACTGGCCACGATCGACTTTTCCTCTGCTAGTGATTGTGTGAGTACTACGCTGGTTCGGTATTTGTTACCTCCGGTATGGTTTAATTTTGTTGACAGGCTGCGGACGGAAAACGTCCTAGGCCTGGATGGTGCGTTAACCCCAGTTAGCTGTATTGCTACAATGGGCAACTCGACCACCTTCGTTTTGGAGACCCTGATCTTTTTTGCACTGGCGGCAGCGATTGTCGACTCCCAAAACACAAACCCGCGGTCCCGATTCGTGGAATACGAATCTTACAGGGCTGTGAGCGTGTTTGGTGACGATTGCATCGTGCCCGCTAAAGTCGCGAGATCCTTTTGCGACCTGTGTAAGTCTGTTGGATTCCTTGTCAATGACGACAAAAGCTTTATGGAAACAACAGACCCATTCAGGGAATCGTGTGGTGCCGACTTTCTGTCGGGCTACAACGTCCGGCCTTTCTATTTGAAGGCCCCCAGATCATGCAAACCATCCGTCATTCGGGCTTGGCTCTATTCTGTATGGAACGGACTTTCAAAGAGGCTTATTCTGAGCCTCGGGGTCCGCAACTACGCATATAGCCAGGTCTTACAATACGTTGCTAGCGTGATCGCGTCTGAGAACGATGAGATCTTCTTCGTCCCAGACACCGATCCGGACGACGCCGGTATCCACGTTTACGGCGATTTTGAGCGTGTCTCCAGATTGTTCTCTGTCCGTCATGCCCCTCTTAGGGCTGACAGGCACGGTTCCATCAAGTATCGGAAGCTTATTTCAGTTCCGATGCCGGAAGGCACCAACACACCTTGGCTAATGCTTTGGCGTGCGCTCAAATTCCCACCGTGGATTGCGTCATCTTCCACCTCGAACCCTTTTGAGGTACTGAAGATGGATCGTGGTTATGTCGTGGGATATGGTACGGACTGTACCATGTTCATATCACCGCCCTCTGCTTGGGCAGCCTCCGGACCTAATCTCGACCGGGGGTGCGAGGATCGCGCGGACGCGACTCCCTCAAACCCCAGGCCGTAGGATGGGCCCGTCTGCTGTGCATTAGCTTGTGACATCGCCTGGTTAGCGTAGTCACTTGCACGGGCAAATGATGGAAAGGGCTACTACTGCAG